CGCCGGCCAATCCGGCGCGTTTTCCCGCAATGCTCAAATCCTGACACGGCGATCCGCCCGTGATAACATCCACGATTTCAATTTCTGCGCCGTTGATTTTCGTAATATCGCCGAGGTGCTTCATCTCCGTTCCTCCCGTTTTGTCATTGCAGCCTCCAATTCTTCTTTTTGCCGATGTTCAGCATATAATCCTTCGCCCTCTGGTTGATCCTGCTCCCGATTGCCTCGTCCCAGCTCAAAATGCGGTCAATGGTCAGCTCCGTGGAGATGATCGTGATTGCATCCGGGTTGATATACCTGGCATTCAGCAGGTCAAAGGCGATGTTTTTGTCGGCATCCGTTACGCTCCCCTTTAGGAAATCGTCGATATACAGCGCACGGACGGTTTTCAGCGGGTGCATGGCTTCGGCGTATGCTTCCGCATCGTTTACCTTTGCCTTGATTGCCGGAATATCTCCCCGCCATTGCACATACCGCACTGGGATTCCTCCGTCCATCAGCTTGGCGCAAATCGCCGTACACAGGTGTGTTTTCCCAGTGCCGGGAGAGCCGCCGATGAAAAACCACTTGCCTTTCCAGTCGGTCAAATACTTCTCCGCCGCTTGCTTTGCGGCCCGTTGCCAATACTCCTGAGTTTGGAACGACTCAAAGGTGCAGCTATCCAGCAGTCCCAGAAGTCCGGAACGCTCCATGCGAAGCCTATTCCGACGAATGATCTCACATTTGCATGTTCTACTCACCAGTTTGCCGCTTTCCGTGCGCCGGACGGTGTAGCCCAGCCCGCCGCAGATGTCACAGCCATGTTCCGACATGGTATTCTTGCTTTGTTGGCTGTTCACCGGCTTCCTCCTTTCTGCGCTTCTCCCATGTTCTGATGGCAGCCTTCCAGTCCTTCATGCGGTTTTTCCCAACCATCCATCCCTTGCTGGCGTAGAAATCGACGAACTGCTGTGCGTCAACCGCAGACCCCCGTTCGGAGATATAAGCCTGAACTTCGGCCAAAGAAGGCGGAGAGAAGCGTGCCTCGCGCGCATTATTCTCGCTTCTCGATTCTCGTATATCGATTCCCGATTCTCGATTCTCGAATACGGGAACATCTGCATTCATTTGTTTGCAAATGATTTCATCTGCTTGCGTAGGCTCTACAGGCTCAGGATATTTGCTTTCCTTTGCTCTCTGGTTCTGATACTTACCCCATGTTGGTAGGTAGAGGAAGCGCTTGCCCTGTGAAGTATAAAGGGCAACCAATCCAGCACTCGCCAGTCCATGAAGGGCGTTTTCTACAGTTTTCAGAGTAAGATTTTCTTTCAAAGGGAATAGCCTGTTTTTGATAATTGCGGCCCGTCCGTCATAGCGTCCGAAATCATCGCAAGAAACAATCAGCCGATAGAACAAGACCTCCTCGAACCACGAAAGCCCATCTATGCTGTCGCTGGTGCAGATGCTCTCGCGTATGATTCTGTTCGGCATCGTCGCACCCCCTTAAAACGGCAAATCGCCGTCGTCCTCGGAAATCTCCTCGAATGTCTGTGCGGGATTCTGTGGTGCGCTGTCCTTGCTGCCGCAGAAATGTACCCGGTCCGCCGTCAGCTCCACCACCGTGCGCTTGTTGCCGCTGTTATCCTCGTATTCCCGGCTGGAAAGTTTGCCCTCCACGACGATCTCCTTGCCCTTAGCAAAGTGCTTGCAAATCATCTCCGCCGTGCTCTGCCATGCCACGCAGGGGAGAAACAGCTTCGTTTCTCTGTCCTTTACCTTCTCGCTCCATGCCACACGGAAACTGCACACCGCTGTTCCGCTGTTGGTGCGGCGCAATTCGGGGTCAGAGCAAAGCCGCCCCTGCAAAATCATTCTGTTTACCATCGTTTTCCTCCTTACAAATAGCTTTTTCCAAATTCACGGCGGAAGTCATCTTCTGTCCATCTCTGTTCCTGCATGGCCTTTAACTGACCGTATCGGCGAAGCAGACGCATTTGATTCCCGTTTCGGTGTACAGCGTTTCCACCGTTCCTGTGGCATCGTTCGCCGCAGAGATACACCACAAGGCCGTATTTCTCGCTCTTGTTTCGGTACGCACCGCCGAAGATGTGGTGCCGCTCCAGCGGGTCACTTGCGCCATTTCTGCCGCACAGGAAACACCGTCTTTCATCAGTCACCTTTATCACCTCCCAGCGGTTGAGCTTCGCCCCAGCGGGATTTTAGCGCATCCAACTCCTGCGGTGTCATAGTCTCGATTCCAGCTTCTCGGCAATCGGCAACAATCTGGTCAATCAGCCGTGACATCTGCTCTGTGTCGTAGGTGCTGGAGCCGTACCAAACCGCCACGTTCACGCAGCCAGGAATTTTGCTTGGCCCTTGTTCCGCCATCCAGCCGGTTCCTTTCGCCTCCCATCTGCGGCAGAACTCGTCCGCCGCCTTTGATACCATGCACACGACATCGCTCACACCACCGATGATCCTGATTTCTTCCCGGTACACATCATTCCTCGGAATCCCATAGTGTGCCGCCAGTTTATCCAGCAAAACCCACGCATAAGCATTTGCGTCAAGGCTCCTGCCCTTGCGCTTGATCTGCGCCACATACTGCTTGTCCGGCTTCATCTCGTCACAGATGGTCATTGCAGAGGTGGGGGACTGCACCCGGAGGCACAGCCACGCCCCATCGCTGTCCTGCTGCCACCGTGCGGCGGTCACATCAGCCTGCAACATTGCCCTGCTCCTTCTTCGCGGCCTTCATGCAGTCGGCGCACATCTGCGCTCCGTAGCGGCCCTTGGAGTACTTAACCATGTCCTTTACCGTCCACATTTCGCCGTTGCGCTTCTTGACGGACACAATGTCAGCTCCACATCGCTCACACACCGGAGCGGCGTTCCGCTCCTTCTCGTCCAGCTCGGCGGAGGAAATTTTGTCCGGGTCCTCGCCGGTGGGAAGCGCAAAGGTCCGCAGCCACATATACTTAAACGCATAGGTCATGGCCTTGCCGCTGCCCTTGTCTTGTGTGTCTGCGCCATCTCCGCAGGATGCAATCTCGATGTATTCCTCCGGGTTTTCCACGTTGACCATGCGGTAGATGACATCCACGTGGGTAATGTTCCCAGTTCTCCCGGCTGTCTGTGCGATGGGGTATACAACCAGTTTGTGTTTCAGCAGTTCCGCACGCATGATGGAGGTTACTTTCTCCTCGCTCAGTGCCTTGTATTTGGTGCTGCCAAACTCTACATGATCGTCCTTTGCCAAATACTGGACATCCTGCATGATTGCAGCGATTTTCTCGTAGATATTCATCATTCGGTTTTCTCCTCATCAACAACTTGTAGCGGGCAATATGCCCCGACGATTCGTGTGTCCAACAAATACTCCCCCGTGCGGCGGCATTGATTTCGCGAATACGTCTCCAAAAGTGGGCAGAGGTTACAGCACATTTTCCCCTCTGGGAATGGGATTTCCACTGTAGCTTTTATGTACCGGAGGACGCCGTTTATCATCCCAAGCCCCCCTTATGCAAAAACTCCGAGAGATACTCACCCTCCGTCAGCACGGAAATATAATCAAGCTGCACATCGGAGAACTTCCGTATAGCCAGCTTGAAATTTCCGATTGTTTCCAGCTCGCACTTGTGGCACATAGCAGACTTCATCGGCTTCCAGCCGTGGCAAACAGGACATTCATCCGCTTCTCCGGGGATAATCTCCTCTCCGCACTCTGGGCAAACATAAATTATGCTGTTTCCGCACTCATCGGACTTTTCCTCGATGTAATCCAACGAATGGAACGCTGCCCCACAATAATCACACAAATACATCGTCTTTCCCTCCGTTTGTGTTACTTCCCGTCCAGCTTGTCCACCAGCCGCATGAAGCCGTAAACCGCCGTTCCGGCTCCCAGATACACCAGCGCCCATGTCAACATCCCGTGTGAACTTGGAAACCTGGGGGATATCCCCCCAATACAGGGCGTTCAGGAAATCGTCCTCACCGGTTCCGTACAAAACAAAGCGTGGCTCTGTGATGACCTTGTACCCGGAATATACGGTTGTCTTATTGCTGCCGCTAACCAGATCGCCCACCTCGGCCACATTGCACTCCGACCGCATAGCTACACGGTCGTAGCGCTTCTCAGCCACGATGGCGTAGTAATGTCTTTGCATCTTCATTCCTCCTAAATTCTCACTTTCCGGATCTGTCCAGTTTGTCCACCAGCCGAACAAACCAATAACTCACCGTTGCGGCTCCGATGATGACCAAAGTCAATGTGTACCCGTCCATGTTTACTTCTCCTCTATCCCCAGCCACCGCAGAAACGGCATCCGGGGGATTTTCGTCCTGTTGCCAACCCGCATTGTCGGGAATCCAAGCTGTTCGGGGTTGTGCCTCGCTGCGTCCCGTATCGCTTGCGGGTCACAATTCAACAGCTCCGCAACCTCTGCCGGGGTCAGATACAGCTTGTCCGACTTCCGTACATCATTGATTGTCACGCTTCTCACCTCGGTTCGCCGCCCGAATAGCGTCCGCAGCGGCCTTGATCTCTTCCTCCGACACGCCGTAAAGCTTCGCCATTTTCTTGTAGTACTTCCGTGCCGGTGCCCAGTCGCCGTATTCCCAGTGCCTTACGCAGGACTGGTCAACAAACAGTTTCTTGCCGACCTGCACGCAGGAAAGATTTGCTCTATCCCGCATTTCTCTCAATGTCAAATTGTCTTCCCTCCTTATATGTGAGATTTCATTGACTGCGGCGGGGAAATGTGGTACTCTCCTGATAGCCCGTGTGGCAAAATCAAAGGAGGTGGCCTTTTGACCAAACTTTTGACCTTGCCCGTTCCAGACCGTGGGGACACGGCGTGATGCAAATGGGCTTTGCGGAACCCATCCCGCAAAAGTGAGCGGCACTCCCAAAGAAGCACGGCTGTTTCATCGTGTACCTCTCGTAGAACCAGCAAGCGTCCACGCAGTGAAGCGTGTAAAAAAACGCAGCTTGCAACTGTCGGGTCATGCAGTGAAGCAGGTATCAAACTCACGCCGACAGTGCGGAAGGTTGCAAGGGTGTTCTGGTGAACAAATTTGGGGGAATACCGTCTGCGGAAACAGCCCGCAGGCGGTTTTTCTATCCCCGCCGCAGTCAACGCCCACCGAAACCTCATGAATATGAGTTTTCACACTTGACACTCCACAAAAACTGCGGTACAATACCTTCGCCAAAAGAAATTGTTAAAAGCCGCTTTCGTGGGGGCTGGTGTTTTTGTACCCTTTTTCTGTGGGCCTGATATAAAGATACCTCATAATCTTCAAGATTGCAATAGTAAACTTGAAGAAATTTAACTTTCGGCAAATCTGACAAATTTTAGGTTTTAAATATGGACATTGTGCTTGAAAGAGTATTAAGCCTTATCCCTAAAGGAAAGAATGGAAAGTACGCTCATGGGGCAAAGGTAAAGTTTGCAAAAAGCATAGGATATAATGATGGTTCTATTGTTTCTATGTGGGAGAGCGGGACAAGCGTTTCCTATACAAAGAAACTCCATCAGATTGCCGACATCTACAATGTATCCGTGGAGTGGCTAAAGGGCGAAACGGATGATCCAAGCATAAAAAAAGCCCCCGGCATAAATGCCGAGGGATTCGTGCCGACTATGAAGGATTGGGAAGAACAGGCTGAAAACTGGACGGATGACCAGATTCTTGAGGCCATGCAGAAGCTTGTAGAGATTCAGCAGAGGAGGCGCAGCGATGGGCGTTGAGCTGACAAGAAGCGCAAAAAAGGCGCTGGCAACTCTCTACACGCATTACTGCCAGCGCCGGGCATACGGGCAGTCGAAGCAAAACTCCACATTCTTCATGCCGATTCCAGAAGCAATAAAGGATGGGTTACAGGAGATTTGTGCTGCCGGATATGCCGAGTATTCTCGTTTTGGTGGTGTTGTCCTGACGGATGTGGGCATTGCCTACATGGATAAGCAAGACCCGGAAACCGTCCTCATGTGGGATTTACATGACGGACAGATCATAACCTAACTTGTTTTTCACAAATGCGGCAAAGTCACTGGCTTTGTACAGGTTAGGTGTAAGCAGGGCATTAGACACACTGAGCCGGACACCGCACATATCAGATTTGAAGTCAATCTTATCTCCGATAAGCGGTGTTCCATTTACGAGGACGAATGTCTTCTCGCCGTCAGATGCAATCAGGACTTTTGCGTTTGATAATTCCATTTTGTTCAAGCTCCTTCCATAGTTCGATTTGTTCTTCTTCTGTCAGTGTACACAGTGCGGACAGGAAATCCGCTTTGGCGTGCGCAGGATGCTCTTTTCTAATTATACCATATTTCTTTTCGATTGCAAACATTCGTTCTATTCCTCCGCATTAAGTCTTTTCACCTATACACGCCAGAGGTGGGTTTGTTGCCCTGTTTCGTGCAACAAAAATAAAAAAATTAGAAAATTTGTTCGATTTGCCCACCCCGCCCCCGCACCGGACAGGGTGGGCTTTGCCCACGAATCACCTATAGGCTTATCGTTTGCATCGCCACCATATCAAAAACAAATCGGGCAGCGCAATCCCCAAAAGGGATTTTTACAATATTTGCACGGCAATAAAAGGGTAGATTATGCCCAATAAGGGGAAAGAAGTATGAAAACGCTGAGAGAAATTTGCAAAGAAGCAAAGGTAAGGCAAGGGATTACCACGCAGCAGCTGGCAGACGAAACGGGGATTTCTATTTCTACCATCAACAACTATTTTGCATCGGCATCCAAAGCCCCAAGCGTGTATAACGCCGGTGACATTTGCGCCGTTTTGGGCGTGTCGCTGGATCAGTATTTTGGCATCGTCGAAAATGTCCCCGCAGAAAAACAGCTGGAGGAGTTAAAACAAAGCAGGGAATCGGAGATAAAAGCTGCCAAATTAGAGGGCAATGTAGAGAGCATGAAGAAAACCATAGACTTGCAGCACAAGCGCATCAAGTCGCAGCAAAGGGTAATTTATATCACAATATCCGCGCTTATAATTGTAATGCTCTTGTTGGCCGTATATGTGTTTCTTGATTTCCGCGCAAAAACAACGGGAATGATTATCGGCGGGGGTTCAAGCGTGTTTGCGTGGGTGCTTATCGCCGTACTGCTGGCCGGGAGCGCAGTAACGATTGCGGCCATGATTACGGTTGTACGCATATCAAAGGAGTAACACAATGGCAAATTGTATTAAATGCGGCGCTGAGCTTATGCCGGGGGCGGTGTACTGCCATGCGTGCGGCAAAAAACAGGTGGCTGAAAAGAGAAAAGGCCGGTCACGACCAAACGGTGCAGGAAATGCCTACAAAAGAGGAAAGACATGGACAGCCCGTGCAGCTGGATATTCCTACACAGTGCAGGAAGCGGACGGTAGCCATAGGCTCGTTCGCAAACGGCCCACAAAGGGCGGCTTCCAGACAAAAACAGAAGCCCTGAAATGGGCGGCGGCCCAACTGCCGGGAGAGGGTCAAAAAGCATCTCCTACGCTTTTAACCCTGTGGCAAGGCTGGAGCGAAAACGATATGCAAAAGCTCTCCACAGATAAGCAGGCAGGCTACAAAAAGGCACGGGAGCGCCTTGAGCCTATTATATCACGGAAAATCGATACACTTTCCATAGATGATTTACAGGCCGTTGTCAACGAACAAGCCACATCCTACTACACGGCCCGTGACATGAAATCCTTGCTGTCACACCTATACAAAAGGGCGATGGCCAGCAACGGAGGAAATGGCACAGTGACAGTAAACCTGTCCCGTTTTATTGTTCTGCCGGAGCTGGTGGAAAAAGAACCAGAACCGTTTACAGAGCAGGAAGTAAATTCCATGTGGGAAGCGTGGGACAATGGGGAACTGTTTGTGGGTTATATGCTCCTAATGATTTACACATCCATGATGCCTGGAGAATTATTCGCCTGTAAATCCGACATGATCGACTACGGAAAGCACGAAATATACGGATGCGGACGGAAAACAAAAAAGCGGAAAGACACCCCCATCGTGTTCCCGGTTTTTATGTCCCCAGTGATACAGCGATTGGCAGAATCTGCATCACCGGAAACACACCTACTGTATGGCGGCTATGAAAACAAATTCTATGAGGAATACCATGCTACCACCAAGAAACTCGGAATCCGGGATTTGCCTCCTTACTCCTGCCGCCACACCACAGCAACAGAAGCTGTAAAGAAAGGCGTGGAGTTGCCGGTCGTCCAGCAGATTATGCGTCACTCCAAGCTTGCGTCCACTCAAAGATACATTCATGTGTCTACGGAAGCGGCGCACAGGGGAGTAAATCAGCTCGAAAAATAAGTCCTTTTTGTGGGCTACAAATGGGCTACAAAATCTCCGCAAACCATTGATTTGTAGCGGGTTTGATTTACCCTGCTAAGGGAGTAGGCCGTCAAAAGCGGCGCGAGGGTTCAAATCCCTCCTTCCGCGCCAAATCCCCGGAAGTCCTTGTAAATCAAGGGTTTCCGGGGATTTTTTATCGCCCTATACGGGCTGCTTGTAGGGTGAAGCGTTGCGCAAAATTGTGCCAAGTTGTAGTAAATTGCTCTGCGTGGGCTACATCATGGGCTACAAATTTTACCCAGCAATCAGCCGTTACGATACATGCTTTGGCAACTCTTTACATCCTTGGCCTTGTCGATTTGCTTCTCGTGCAGATAATCATAGATAGCCTGCATGGCCGCAGGCGGTTCGCCCTTCGTCTTGCGATACTGCTCGATCTGGCGAACAACTTCTCCGTGCAGCAAATCCATGTGTCGCATTTCTTCCGTGGACAAATCGTAAAACAGTTTCGCAAGCGTGGGGTCGGATTCCTTGTACTTGAGGGCGCACTTTGCATATACTTCTGCATCGTGGATTTCGCTATCGATAAAATTTTCTAATTTTTCAATAACTTTCATCCCGCACCTCCGTCAGATGCGCTGTACCCGAAGGGCAACATTGCTGACGGTGGATGCAGCGCCGGTCAACACCAAAGACAGGGCAGAGCCGGACGCACAACACGCTTGCCGGACAAGAGCGGGGAATGCCAGCGCAACAGGTGCGCCAGCCGCAGCGTTTGCGGAAGCTGTTGCG